TTAATCAGCCGGCTCCACCGACAGCAGTAGTTGTCCCTAACACTGGTTCTATACAAATTGTTACACCGCCTGGATATGCAGATGCTCCTGTAGTTAGAATTTCTAAATCAACGTTAAAAAAATTACAAGATAGTAGTCCAAGTAACTTTGAAAAGTTAGATTTTTTTAATACGTTAAACATAGAAAAGGTAACACTAGACCCGGTTAAATCTGAAAGCGGTAATGGATCTGGTTTTGTAAGTGGACCACAGATATTATTAGTGTCATCAATGGGCACAATAAAAGGCCCATATGGTACAGCAGATAATACCTATGCAACTGCTGACCAAAATCCAGAAGCACCTAATTTTACTGGAACAGAACCATATGGTCCAAATACAATGGATTATCGTGCAGATTGCGACCCTTCATTTGCATACATAGCACGTAGTACTCCTCGTACCTTTGGTTACTCAACAGGTTATATGACCGGAGACGGTACTTCTCCAAACGGAATACCAACTGGTGCAGGTATAAGTTTCCCGCAAAACCCGCAAGTAGGAGATTATTTCTTACGTATTGACTATTTACCTCAGTTGCTATATCGTTGGGACGGTAGAGTATGGGTTCGCATATCAGCCAATGTACGAACACAAACAGGGTTTGCTGATAGTGCTAACCAATCACAATTGTCAGGATTTATCAACAATTCAAACGTTACTGTTCTTTCAAATGGCACTACAATACCGCAATCACAACCACTTTCAAGTATATTAACACTATCACCAGATGTGATACCACCGGGAACTTAATACATGGCACAATTTTTTTATGACAATCAAATACGCAGATTTTTAATTCAATTTGCAAAAATATTTAGTAACTGGTATGTAACTAAAGGTAATGATCCAGCAGGTAATCCAATATTAGTTCGTGTACCTATCATGTACGGTGATAGCAGTAGACAAGCGGCTACTATTATTGCTAACAATAGCGCAAGTAATTTACCAAGTGCACCTTTAATAACATACTATATAAGTGGTTTAGAGTACAATCAAAAATGGACTCAAGATCCTACTTATGTAGATAATATACAAGTACGTCAACGTAGTTATAACCCAGAAACTCAACAATATGAACCTGTACAGGGTCAAGCATTTACTATAGAACGATTAATGCCTGTACCTTATACATTACGAATTAGTGTAGATTTTTGGACTACTAATTATAATCAGAAACTAGAAATTATTGAGCAGTTAGGAACATTATTCAATCCGGCATTAGAAATACAAAGTACTGATAACTTTGTTGATTGGACGAGTTTAAGTGCGGTGTTTCAAGATGGGCTAACTTTTACTAGTCGTAGTATACCAGTAGGTAGTGGTAATCCAATTGATGTCATGACATGGAAATTTTACATGCCCATATGGTTAAGTACAGCAAGTAAACTGAAGAAGATGGGTGTTATTGAAAAAATTATTGCAAGTATTTTTGCCGGTAATGCATTATCTGATATACAAGATAATGATTTATTATTAGGCACACGACAAAAAATTACCCCATATGGTTATAAGTTATTGTTATTGGGAAATCAATTACAGATATTACCTGCAGATGAAGCATTTTATCCAAGCAATGTTGATTTAGATTTGCCTCCAAGTCCTGCAACAGATATTTATTGGACCAGTGTATTAAATGTATACGGTGCTATAAGTCCTGGGATCAGTCAAATTTGGCTACAAAACCCTTATATAGACCATGACATTGTTGGTACTATTGTTCCAAACCCAACTGACGATAGATTTTTAATATACAATATTGACCCTGATACGTTACCACAAAATACATTAGATCCCGTTAACGGTGTTATAAATCCACAAGTGACAGGTCCAAATGCTGGTTTGCCGGGACCTGTCAACGGTGTTCGATATTTAATCGTTGAAAATATCGGTAATCCAGGAGATAGTACAGTATCTTGGGGAAATCTTGTAGCAAATGCCAATGATATTATTGAATTTGATAGTGGCACTATGCAATGGTTTGTAGCATTTGATAGTCAAAATGATACATCTGTGCAATATGTAACCAATTTATCTACACAAATTCAATATAGATATGTTGATGGAATTTGGATGAAATCATATGAAGGTTGGTACGACCAAGGTGATTATTCTATAGTGATTTAATTTTTGATAAATTACTATATGAGTAACACATCCGCAGGCGTTTTCTTTTACAGCAAAAATACCAATCGTTATCTTTATATGCTTAGAACTGATTCCAAGAATCCAGGCAATTGGGGTATTCCAGGTGGAAAAATAGAAGACAATGAAACATTACTTGAAGGCATTATAAGAGAATGTGAGGAAGAAGTTGGATATTTTCCACAAGATGGAAAATTAATCCCAATACAAAAATTTATTAACAACAGTTTTACATATCATACATTTTTCTGTGAAGTAGAAAATGAATTTGTTCCTATACTCAATGAAGAACATTGTGGCTACGCTTGGGTAGGGGAAAGTCAATATCCCAAACCATTACATCCCGGACTATTTAGTACTGTTAATTTTGATGTTGTACAAGAAAAACTAAACACACTAACAAAAAAGACTGCCTAAGCAGTCTTTTTTATTTTAACAATTTACTAACTGTATCAAATCCCATTGAGCCTAATACAACACCTGCTCCCATAATCATCCAGCGCCATTTCTCTAAAGCAGAAACTTTGCTGGCTAATTTATCATGAGCCTGCATGTCTTCGTCACGCATGGTTTTCAACATGTTCCTTGTTTCCTCAGCATTATTTTCTATAGTCTGGTGCATAGCCCTCAAATCCTCTTTAATCTCACCGAATTTATCTTCGATGTTTTTAACTTGAACTTGAAGTACTGCTATATCAGTCTCAGCTTGTACTTTTAATGCTCTGGAACTATTAACTGCCATTTTATGCACTCGCTATCTGTACTAATGGATAAGGCATTGCGTTAGCTACGTTTGCATCTGCTTCACTATTAAATGTAGCATAAGCAGGAGCTGAATTGTTGATATTTGCTGTACCTGTTGCAACTACACCTGAGTTAGCAGTAAACAACTCAACAGTATGGTCAGATAAACTCTGAACAGCTTGAGTAGTACTATTAGCGTATGTAGCAATAATGTGCATTGTATTTGGTGTTAATGCTGTGTTAGCAAGATTTGCCAAATAACATTGTGCTGTTAAGCCAGTTACTGTACCTGTTACTAGATATTTTTGTTTGCCTTTTTGACGAACAATATAACCTGCTTCTGGTAGTGCACCTAATATTGGGTCTCCAAAACCATTGTAGCCTGCCGCATTAACTGCTGAGTTAGTAGCCAATAATGCTTGTTGTTGAATAGCATTAGCAGTTACGCTTGAGTTTGATGTCAATGCTACGTTTGGACCGCCAATTGTAGTTGATACTGTAAATGCAGCCGCATTAGGAACAGCATTAATAAAGTATGTACTACCTGCAGTTAATCCACCGAATGAAGTGTCAAATACAACAGGAGTACCTGTTTGTAGAGTTTGTGCATTACCTGAAGTACCGATAACATTACCAGTAGCACTTGAGTTAGCAACTGCAACTGTTCGGTTACCTATATTGTTTGATACTGTACCTAATAGGTTTACACTATAATTGCCTGGAGTACCTTGATATGCATAAAGATGTGTACCATTTGCTACGGCAGCAAAATTAGTACCTAAACCAACAACTAATGGACTATTATTACTTGCAAAAATTGTACCAGCTACGTTAGCACCAATAGCAATATTAGCTAAAACTTGTTTACCAACGATAGCTGTGTTACCACCAACTACGCTATATGTGTTAGCATTAGTTGTTGGGAAGCCTGGACCACCATTTGGATTGTTGAAATATGCATCAACTACAGCAACAGATGCACTTACTGTTTGACCTGATGTGTTTGTTAATGTTGGATATACACGAGGCTGTACGCTTAAGTTTGTTGAAGATACATTGAATGTCGTACTAGTTAATACTTGATTAATGTAATATGTCGTATTAGCTGTCAATCCACCTACAGTAGATGCTGTTACGAACGGCATACCTGCAATGATACCTAATGTGTTTAAATTTTGTGATACTGTTACAACACCTGTTGTAGCTGTACCAGTGATTGTTAAGACTGCTTGAGCCTTAGCGATTTTTAGAGGACGTCCCATTTGATTTTCCTTTGTAATATTTGTGAGTTCCAGTCACTACGCAGTGGGTACTGCATAAATTCTCCCTATGAGAATGTACAAAGTATTTATCTATATTACGTAAAAATTGCTGTTTTGGATTATTCTGTACCAGTAACT